TTGATAATCGGCTCGACTACCGCACGAAAGTCTGTACTGCGCATTGGGGTTGCCATGTGCTATATCCTTTCGTTATTAGACAGATGCCGAGTTGGCAGCGAATGTGTTGTTGGAAATTACAACTTGAACGATTGTGTTAGCATCGCCCCAAGCATTTGTGCTACCTGCTGGGTATGCTGTTTCACGACCGAGACCAACTACACGAACCTGACCTACGTTACCAGAACCAACTGGTGAAGCCGCGAGAGCAGTTGTGGAGAAGCCAGCGCCACCAGTACCAATGGTATAACCATCAGTTACAGCAGAACCAGTTGTTGTATCGAAGTTGTATTCTTGGCCAATTGAGTTAGCGCTTGCAGAACCGTTAACTTGAATTTCATAGACCAATGCTGGGTCTTGGAAAATCCAGAAAACGATTTGAGTAGCAGCAGCTAAAGAAGTGGCAGAGATTGATTTACCGACAGTACGACGACCTTCAGCGGTAGTATATTCTACACCGTCGAAAGAGCCATACACTTTACCAGTACCAGATGCGGTTGCATTGGCAATGGTTAATTGGCCTAAAGAAGTGATAGCCACAGGTGTGTACTGATAAAACGCTACTTGACTTCCGGTGAGGGAGTAAGGAGCTGTGTACGCACCACCAGTTGTGCTGGTGAGGTTAAAATTGTTGGTGCCAACGAATGGAACCGAACGATCTAAACCACTTGGATGGTATGCAGGCTTCAGACCAAAGGGTTGAAATACTGTAGACATAGTCTATTTTTCCTTTGTGTTTGTTTTGAAGTTTGTTATTGGAAGCGAATATTACTATTTGCTTTTCTGGCTTCCTTGTCCATTTCCAAAAGACCTCCTTCAAGAATCGATCTGCCACCTTTACTACCTTCCGCAGCACCACGAACTTGCTCCGTGATATTACGTTGGTGCTCGAGAGGATCCTCGAGGTGGAACATCTTCATCACTTCCTGATAGACTTCTTCTGGTAACTTAAAGAGAACCATTTCATTACAACTAATACAGCCTTCAAACTTGCCCGAGCTCATTTTACCTAGTGCTTCAAAGCCTGTTCCTAATTCTCCGGCTTTCACTGGTTCATAACCCAACGCCATGCGTTTGTCGATACTGTCATAATTATTTGTGGTGGATAACCAGCACAAATGGTACCCGGGGATTGCATCCTTGGGTAAATCTGGCAAAGCAGAGTTTTGCCATCTATCGCGGAACGCTTCGATACGCTCCCTATTTGATATATCTTCTGAACTTTCTGATCTCGCTTTTACTTCCGCTACGCGGTCAAGTAGGCGGTCATCTAAGTCACGTTTATTTCTTGGATTTGTTGCCATTTTAGTTTACCTTTTAGTTACGGTTTTGTTTGTCAAATTGAGCGTATGCGCGAATCATCTTGGCGCGGCGCGCTGGGTCATCCCATGCACCTGCTTCTTTGATCGCTTCAACGCGCTCTCTACTGAGGGTGATAGTGTTCGCATTTTTGCTGCTAGGGTTTGTAGTACGACTAGAAGCCGTTGGCCCTGTATTGCGATTCTTTTTTTCACCTTTTGACGCATACCGATGAGGTAAACGAGACCGCAAACGGCTGTCTAGCTCCTCCCAGTACTCGGGGTCGGCTGGATCCCATCCATCTGCAGCTAATTCTTGGTCGATTACCTTGGCAATTTTACTATCTGTATCTCTTGCCTCTGGATCAAACCATTTGTTCTTTTGTAACCAACCATCCGCATTTCTACGAACTTCCGATGCTACTGGATTTGGTACGTTTTGTTTTGGTTGTTTGGCCTCTTCCAACTGCTGTTTTTTGTAAGCCTGTATTTGAGCTAAACGCAGCTTGGCGTCTTGTAGCTGTTCTAAATACTCGGCTTGGGCAACAGCGTCTTGGGCTTGAGACGCTTGCAACAACTTCATTTTTGCGTATTCAACGCGGGTATGTTCATCATCTAACGCTTTGTCCACTTGGGCAAATTTGAAAGATGCTGAAGTATTCTCTACTTCGGCTAAGCGTCGCGCTAACTCTTCGTTGCGGCGCTCAAGCGCTGTAATCTTGTTTCGAGCAGACTCGTCACGTTGCTTTTTGAGCTCTTTCTTTAACTTACGCTCTTTGCGACGGGCTTCACGGATTGCTTCACGCTCTTCGTCTGTTTCGCCTTCTTCCGCTGCTTCGTCGTCTTCACGCTCTTCTTCAGTGCGATCGTCTTCGTGCTCTTCTTCTTTTTTAGGCTCTTGTGCTTCTTCGCCTAGCAGATGCTCATCATCTGGTTCAATGGCAGCAACAACTGTGCCATCTTCTTTCTCCTTGATAGGGAGAATCTTCTCTTCTTTTTCTGACATACTTTTATCCCAAAAGTTATTAATCTACAAACGCTTTTTGACGTTGTGCGTGTGCAAAAGACTTGATCTTACTGATGATCTCACGTGCCTGTACGGTAATAAACACTACAGGTGCGTCACCATCTTCGGGGTCAATTACTACCCGATCGCCACCCCATTTGATAGAACGTACGATATCACCTTCTTTGCACCATGGGCCTTCGGTCCAATAGCTCAAATCATCAAGGTTACGATACGCCAAGGGTCCTACTTGTCGGACCTTGCAAACGACTTCATTGTATTTAATGGTGTCGCGTGTCTCTTGTACGAGCACAATGCCACCCTTTGAAGTTGTTTTCTCTCTACGGAGTTGGAGTAAAACGCGGTCTCCTACTACTTCAATACCATGATCTATTTCAGGAAATACTTCATCTTCCGTCCGTAAATCTGGATCGTCTTTCATCTTTACATCAAACAATTTTCATTGCTCCTAGATCTTTACAGATCGTCGTCATCCTCTGATAGGATTTGGTTAATAATATCGAGGGCGTCTACTAGCCCCTCGCGTTTGCCCACCATTCTCTGATAAGTTTCAAAGTTGTGGACATTGACGGCCGATGCTATGGCCTGTGTCAATTCTTTGTCAGCGCTTTTCAAGCGCTCAATTAGTTCGGAAATTAAGTCCTTCATATAACCATCTATACAAGAAACTTAAACTTTCCGCCCTAAATTAATAGAAATTACCGCCGCCGATTTCGTTCAGGTTCTTATCTGGACCAACTTTAGAAGGTTTAGCCATCTTAGCTTGCGCTGCGCCAATCTTCCAGTTGTTATCACGATGTGAGCCAGAGTTGCCCTTATCGATGGAGGTTACGCCAGTATCGCCACCAGCGCTTGCGCTAGCAGACGCTGTTTGCTTGTAGGTTTGACGGAAACCTAATTCATCTTTTGCCATTATTGTTCCTCAGTGGGTTGTTGTGGTGGTTGTAAAGCAGTTTGTTGCTGATTTTGTTGCAGTTGTTGTGCATGTTGTTGCGCCGCAAGCTGGGCCTGTGCTTGATACTGTGCATCTTGCTGCGCTTGTTGCTTAACCATGTTCGCTTGGGCTTGGAAGTTCTGTTGCTCAATTGCCAAGCCATGCTGACGGATGTCTGCATTGGACGCATTGATTGCTTCCATAGCTGACAAGTCTTGTTCGTGCTCAAGTTGCATCTGTTGAGCATCCATTTGGGCGTTAGCAGTAATCATAGCAACACGCTCTCTTGCCGCGTTGTTGATGTTAGCCATGGCGATATCAGTTGCGTTGCGCTGGTTATCAATACTGGTCTGTGTTGAGTACTTAGCTTGCAATTCCTGAACTTTTTGCTGCAACTCAGCCACTTTAAGCTGATAAGATTGCTGTGCTTGCTGCATTTCTGACTGAATCTTGGTCTGGAACTCTTGTGTCTTGCGTTGTGTCTCAGCCATTTGAGTTTTAAGCAATACCTGAGCAGTAGGATCGGCATTCATCGCGTTCATCTGCTGAGCTTGTTGCATTTGCTGTACTTTTTGTACCAATTGCTGGATTTGTGGCTGGATTGGCGCAAATAACTGTTGAGAATCCTGCTGAACCAACTGAGCTGCCAATGCTAAGGCTTGTTGCGCCTCAATATCAAGCGCTTTTTCTTCATTTAGCTTAAATGCGTCTTCTCCGTTGGCTGCAGTAGCCACAGTAGCGCGCATAGACTGCAAATAGTGCAGTGTTAAGTGTTGTTTAAGGTGCTCAATAGCGTGTGGTGCAAAAGTTGGCCCAATTAATGGGTTGCCACCGTAGTTTGGATCCTGAGCATAGGCCATGTGAACCTTAATGTGGCTAATATGGTCTTGATCTGGGTAAGCAGCGGCTGGTCGGCCCATAGTCATCGAAACGTTTTCGAGTGCTGGGTTCGATTCTTTAACACCATCTGGGTTAGGCATCACTTCGTTGATAGCTGGAACCTTAAGTTGCTTAAGAATCCGGTTATAAACGGCGTGCATGTCAAACATACCGGGTGGCGCGCTGCTTGCCATCTGTAAAACTGCCTGAGCTTGAGCTAAACGCTGTGTCTCAGAGAAAATATTGGGGTCAGATACTGGACGAATGTCGTTATTTTCAGCAAAGAAGCGAATTTCTACTTCTGTGCCGGACTCATTGTCCATTTCTTCCAAGTACCAGTGGTCAATTCGTGACAGAATTGCCAATGATTTAGCTTGGGCGCGGTGTAAACGTGCGTGAATGCTAGAAAATACCTTAGCACCCTGTTCAATTAACGCCTGAGTTGTACCAACTGGGGTATTAGAGTTAACTTCACCAATTTTTTCTTCGGCAGTTGTTACAACACCCTTAGCTGCGGTGGTTAACCAACCGAGTAAGTTGTATAAAACGCTAGATGGCTGGTTAAATGGCAAGGGCATTGCCAATTTACGGACGTCATCAACGCCGGGAGCGCCTTCAATCTCAATAACTTGAGTTGGTTCTATTCGGTCAGACTGTCCTCCAATGCGGCCACCCTTGAGTTTAAGCATTGTCTGGCTGTTGTTGATATGAGCAGCATCAAGTAAAGCGCGCAAAGACCCGGTAAGAGCAGCAGCAAGGCCACCAATAAGATGAGGGAGTCCAATAGCGTAAGCTCCACGCCAAGGAATAAACTTGAACTCAACATACCAATCCAGTTTTGTAAGTTTTTCATCGCCGTACGCCCAGTTGCGGTAGAGAGCTAGTACTTTTCCGCTAGACTCATCAATAGTTAAAATGTAAGGCGCGCGTTTTCCTTCGGTTTCTGGATCATCATCCAAGCGCTCGTAGCAAGTAATCTCATAAATACGACGTACACCATCGATATTGACAGAAGGAATGCTCTTACCTTCAATCTTATCGTTAGCCATCTGTGACCGAGTTTGTTGCTCGGTGTCAATTTCTGCCGTATAGTTTGCGTTTTCAAGGTCAATGTAAATACCTTGATCAATACGTTGCTGATATGTGTCTTCAGTAATGTCTTGCACCTCAGTAACGCGCTGAGATGTGTAAAAGTTTGTTGTTGAATATGGCAACAACATATTGTCAATTGGAATCCATTCGCAGATTGGACGCTTTTGCTCCATATCAAAGCGCCATTTAAGGTACTGCGAACCACCTAATGGTAGCTGAGTGAGCAACTGCTCCATCTCATCGCGGTACTCTGGCACTTGCTCGGTGAGCTGCCAGTTCATAAACTGCGCTTTTTCATCAGCAATCTTTAAACGCTGACGATCTGCTGGTCCTTTTATTTCAGATTTAACAATTCCATCTGGAGGTAAAAGCTCTCGAGAAGCACTTGCTGCGAAATCCACGCAAGACTCTGCCATAACTGGGTGTACAACTTTACTTGCTCCGTCGAAGGTAGCTCCACCGGGAGCATCTTTACCCAATCCTGTGCGGCGTAATCCATCTTCATACTGTTTATCTCTTTCTTTGCGAGCTTCACGGTCAATGTCAATGTATTCTAAATACTGGTTTGCAAGCGCATACAACACGCCATCATCCAAAGTTTCTGCTAAGTTAGCATAAAACTCTGGGCGCTCTAATGGGCTTTTAGTTGGTTTGTAGTTAACGACAACTGAACCGTCATCTAATTCGATAATGTCCTCTTCAACATTATCGTCATCGTCCATACCAAGGTCTTGCTCGATCGCATCTAACTCTTCTTGTTGCTCTTCACCGTCAAGAATATCTCGATTAGCATCTAAGCCGGGCAAATTAGCACCTTGTTGTAATGGGATTTTTGGATTTGCCATAAATTATTTTTGGAATCTATTTACATTAAAGATGCTAGGATTATACATCGCATCATGTTGAGCTTTCTTGGCGGCCTCATGTTGCTTTTCTGCTGCCATTTCAGCTTCATGTTTTCTATAACCTGCAATTGTTGAATCACCAACTTCTGGTGAATATGCTGCAAGTTGTGGTGCAATAAATGTTGGTGTCCAAGGTAATACGGCGCTAGCTACATCGCCAGCAGATCCGATAGCCTGACCATAGTTTCCTGCGCGTGCGCTTGAAATTGCGGCTCTAACATCAGGAATAGCTGGTGCTGCGTATAAACCATGAGCTGCAATACTAGGAGCAGCTTCCATCAAGCTACCGCCTATCGCGTACTTTTTTGGCTCATAACCGTGCACAATCATTTCTGCTCTAAGGTCATCTGGGTGTACACCACCGCCACGTTTAAATGGCAGTGCTGGGCCTAATTCTTGCTCTGCAGCAATACCGGGGAACTTAGCAGCCAAGTCGCTTGGGCTAGCATTTACTGCAGTGCGGGACATGCCAGAGTCAATTGCTTGTTGTCTCCACTCGGCCAACTTAGCTTTCTCAGCGGCAGTTAATGTGCCGCGTTTGGTTAATGGGCGCTCAGCAAAAATAGCGGCGCCTTTGCCAGTGTAATCGTGACCAGCTACGTTAAGGTTTGCAATCGCTGCGTTAACTTCGTCTTCGGTAGGTTGACGACCTAACTGTTCGCGTAGGGTTGATTGGATATTGGTTGGTAACTTAGCTGCTTCAATCTTAGATGCCATGTTGGCAAAGAAGTCAGCAGATGGTGTAGTGGATTGACCGGGATAGTCACCGGGGCCAATATTAGCTACGTCACCATAAACGCCTTGGTTTTCTAATGCAGCTTTGTTTTGCATCAAGTCATCGATGCTTACAGTAAATGGTTTTTGACGTGTGCGTGATGGCGAACGGCCAGTCATTGCTTCTGTGAGAAATGGATCGCGTGGATCAAATGCCATCTCGTTAGTTGTTTCGCGTTCAAACCGTTTTGTTTCTGGATTCCATTGTGGTGGAGAAGTTTCGTAATTACGAACGCGGAAATTTTCTGGCGTAGTTCCAAAAGGATCACCAGTATAGCCAGCAGCTTCTTCAGGAGTAATTAAACCTTTAGCTTGGTTTGTGCTCTGAACGGGTAAATACGCACGTCCTTCAGGATCGACTAGTTTGTCTTTTGCTGGAGTTGTTGCTTCCAAACGACGCTGCAATTCTTGCGCGTGCGCTGGACTCATTTGGTTCATAGGTTTAGAAAACTCATTAGCGTGAAATTCAATCTTCGCTAAATCTTCTGCGGTGGGTTTTCTTCCCATCATCGCAGGAAATCTTTTAACTGTTTGCTCGTACAACATACGAGCTCCAGCTGTCATTTTGGATAAATCAGGCACGAAAGTGTCTCCTGCGTGTTAAATAAGGTGGCTATATCTATCTATACAAGAAACAACCCAAATCCGCCCTATGCCGCGTAGGGATTGTACCTTTTACGCCCATCCTCAGCGTAATCATAATCCCGTGCTGGCAGGGGATCTAACTGCAGCCAACCGGAGTCACGCAGGACTCGCAACGCTTGTGACAGAGAATCTACGTAGTCATCATGGCCGCCTGCTTCTGGAAACGAACAGACTTGGCGCATAAAGCGTTTAGTCCAGTCAGCGTACTCACCTTGCTTAGTTGGTTCTTCGGGGATGTAGACTTTACCCTTAGCAATCAGCGGGGCCACGATGTTCATCCGCTGCACCTTATCGGCGCGTCCCGGATTGTACGCTCGTACTGGAACACCAGAGCCTTGTAGTTCTTGGATCAGTGAGATACCAGCGGACTTATCTTCCATGAGGATCATGTCTGCCTTACGTCCCTTGGCAAACGTATTGTCTGCGCCATACACCACTTCTTTAAAATCACTTACAACTTTCTTACGCAGCTCAGGATAAGACAGATGGTCATCCCAAGCATCTAGCAAAATGACGCACGTTCCTATGTCAGGGTTTTCGAAGATTCCCCAGACTGTGCAGGCGGTGGGGTCGTTGTGGGTTTTCTCGGAAGTCGCAGGGTCATAAGAAGCAATAACGTATTCAAGCGTGGGGGTTTCACGCTTAGCAGGCCACATCTTAAACCAACGACGTTTAACGATGCCAGTATCTTCTGGGTCGAGAATCTCACCATAAATCTCCTGTTTACCGAGGTCCGTGCCCTCGTAGGTTTCCAACTGCTTGAAGAAGGTAGCGGATAAGTTTTCTCGGTTATCGTATGAACTAGCGTTGGAGACATACACATCGCCTCCAACCTTACCTTCGTTTAAATCAACAATCAATTCACGCGGTTTAGGCGTGGTCGTAATTATTTGCTGGACGCGTGGGATCCTTGGGTCTTTAAGACGCAGTGTGAACTGCACGCCGTCGTAGGCGTCGTCGATGTATTCGAATGCGCAGAGCTCGTCGAACCATGCCCCGTGGAACTGTTTACCACGGTAACGTTCTGGCTCTGAGGCCGGGATGCCTTGGATGATGGAGCCGTTGA